GTTTGTTGATCGTGAGCGTTGGCCGTCCGTCGCGTTCGCGTTCACGCTTGATCGCTTCGGGCCACTGTTCGCCGTGAACAAACTTCAAATCGTCGATTGCTTCTAGACGGTTCTTGGCGTCTGCATCGCGTGCACGCGCAAAGAACTCGCGCGCTTCGTCTACGATGCTCTCGCCGTCGTCTTTAATCATGCGCCCATCCAAGAACCTGCGGAGGCAGATTTAGCCGCTGGCTTTGCTGCGCGAGAAGCGCCAGACACAATGCCGGGGAACAATTCAGTGATCGCCCACACCAGCGCATCCGCCCGATTGGGCGAACCATTGCCGGTATAGCCAAAGGTGGAGAAGGCCACTAGCTCTTCCTCCAGCTCTCTGAATGTGCCTGCATGCCTGATCTTTCCTTGCTCGTAAAGTGATGAAACAGGTTCGGCCCTCACCGCTTTGCCGCGTGATGCTGTTACCTGCTTGTATGGTGTTCTTGGTCGCGCCGATTGAATGACGTGTTCGACCATTGCGCCGCCGTAGTTCGTCTCTCCGACTACGCAATCGGCTTGGTGCCGATCAAATGCGGTTGTTGCAACATTCCCCCATGTTGCCGGGCCTGCTTTTACTGTGCAGTCTTCAAGGACATATGCGTTGCCATCAATGCCAAGCGCCGCAACGACAATTCCGATGGCATCATTGTCTGCGTTGTCCTGATCGCCTGAGCCACTGGGGTCAACAGAAACGACGACCCGCACAAAATCGGGGAGCTGTCCAAAGTGGCGCCACTTTTCAATAGCTTCGTCCGTAAAGAGCGCATTCGGTGTAGCGTCTGCAAATTCGCCATCGAGAAACCTTTTCCTGAGCCTGGCCGACAACCCCTGCAACGTCTCCAGATACCCTGCTGACAGGTTTTCTGCGTTGTCTCCGGGGTTGATCTGATAATGCGCGTAGTCGTCAGGGTTGCGCAACGCCAGCTTTGTGTCTGGGTCGCGCTTGATGACGAATAGTTGATATGTCCAATGCGCTTTAGACGGCGGGTTGCAATCGTAAAACGCTCGTGGTCGCAGCAGGTCGCCGCTTACACCGTCAATGACTTGATGAACCCGCTGCGCGAGCCGTGTGATCGCCATTCCGATTGATCCATACGGAATCTGGCTGCACTCGTTAAAGTAAATCGTTGCGTATTCCTGCCCGAGAATCTTCTCTGTACGCTCTTTGTCGTCAAGGCCAGCGAACCATATCTGCGAGCCGTTGGGCAGTTCTGCGTAGCCGTCCTGAGCGTGCATCACTGGCTTTACACCGGGGAAGCAGAGCTCTATGACCTTTGGGAAGGTGTCTAGAACAATGGACGCCTTGACGTGGTTGTATCGAAACCGCAGGATTGCATGTCGTGATCCCGGCGCCTTGAGTGCGCGCATGATGACGTTGCGCACATGAAGGAATGTTTTGCCTGAACGCGATCCACCGAACAGCATTACGTGCGTTGCAGGCCCGGCGATGATGTTCTGCGCCGATTCCTGCTTCGCCGTTAGTTTCAAATGCTGACGTCTTTGTTGCCCATTGTGACGATCAGCCCGCCTTCCACATTTGCGTCTACGTCTACAGACTGATGTGGCTTGCCGTCAAGGCGATTTCCGATCTCAATGCGTGCGTCTTTATCGCCATCGAGCGCAGCCTGTACGCACTGCTTTGCAATCTCCCGCAGCGCTTCGCCTTTCTTGACTTTTGTGTACTCTTCCTGATGCAACGCATATCGGAGGGCATCAGCCCAAGGCTTTCCTTTGCCTGCGTTGTTGTTACCTACTTGAGCCATTTCGTTTTTTGGCTAACCTTTTGATTCCTGTGGATAACTTAGGTCAATATTGTTGACCTATTTTTCGTTAAAAAAGCCCGCCGAAGCGAGCTTGTTGAATGAGGCTGGAGCCGCCCGTTAGAGCGACCCCGATACTGTTCCTACACCTGGCAGGTCAGCTACAGTTTAGCTAAAGTTTAGCTAAAGTTTAGCTAAAGTTTAGCTACAGTTTAGCTACAGTTTAGCTCCGCTGGAGCCGGATTCGAACCGGCGTCTCTATCGCATGCCTGCGATCTTATCTTAGCCGCTAGACGATCCTGCAGATCGGTGTTTGACGCCGCACCGTTACGGCTATTCGTTCGGCTGGGAAGTCCCAACCCGCCTTGTCATTGGCTACGAATTACTTTCGCTTATGGCCGGTATAAGCGATTATGTATAGACAATACTGTTTTGCACATACATAATTACTCCCATGAACTCAAGTCTGAGTGATTAAACGGGAGATACAGAAATGACCACATGCCAAAAGTGCAAAGCAAAAATTGATGAACTAGACGTTTTCCCCGGTCATATCTGCATGAAATGTCATAGCGAAAAATTTGACGCGCTGGTAAGACTTACCGGACAACTGCCACGGCCAGACTTCAAAAATGTTTTCCGCAAATGACCATCCCGACGCGCCCATTAAATACAGGAGATACGACAATGACCACCTACATCGACCGCACAGTCAACGACATCGGCCTTGCTGAAATTCATGAGTTCTTGGCTGCCAACCACCGACTCGGCGGCGACCACTTCACGCCCGACATGCTGCGCGCATGGGCTGCCGACGCGGAATTCCAAATGAGCGAAGGCAACCCGCCACGCATCGAAATCCGCGCCGCCGACTGCGTTCACGGCTGGACGACCGAGTACGAAATCAGCAACGCTGGCCTTGACTCGCGCGAAGTTGAAATTGATGACTGAAGTAAAACGCCCGCCCGGACGCCCGTCCACCGGGCAGTCAATCAATCTGACTGTTCGCATCTCGCCAGAGCTACGCGCCCAGTTAGAGGCACTGGGTAACGGAAACGTGACACAAGGGATTCGCAACGCGGTGGCTATCGCACACGCGAGACGGCAGCAAAAATCGTAGCCGTACCACTCGTCCTACCGCTCGATATAGGGCTTGCGCCACACGGGTGAACCCGTCATTTCATCGAACGTCAGGAGTTGAATGCAATCGCACCATGCCACAGATTGCACTCAACAGGGCCGTCTGCCAGCGATCACAAAAAGGAGGAGGATTCGCTTGCGCTAGAGACACTGGCCCGGCGAAATTGTCCAATTTTCATAGCGGATTCGCCACATTTTCATCAATCCGTGTTTGCTGTTTCGCCACAATTGGTGCGCGCTGGTATCGAGGCCATGATCGAGCTCCCTTTACCTCTACGGCAAACCCAGTCTCCACGAGCATCGCTGTAATCCGTTCAACCTGGGTATCGCTCACGCCCGCAAAATCCATCAGCGTCACCCGACGAAATGCTTTGTGCGGATATTGCGACAGCAGATCAATGATGTCTTTTGCACCCTTCATAGCCGCATCACGCCAGCATTAAATCGCTGCTGCGCGTCCTTCTGGTTGTTGCCTCGTTCCCCGAAATACCAATGCGTCACTAACCGCTGATCGCCGCGCTCTAGAGTCTGATAGACGCCTTCAACAAGCGCGTGTGCTGCCCTGATGTCGTCTGCGCTTGCGCGTGGCTCCTGAGCCTCCCAAATCTGCGGCGAGCGATACCGGCTTTCTAGTCCGATTGCTTTGTGACCTGCTGGCAGTCCGTCGCCGTAGTCCGGTTCATCCGGTGCGCCGAAACGCTCATACATTGCCCACAGGTGGATTGCATCGTTTGCTTGCTGTTCGGTCATCGCGTCACAACTCCGTTATCCGCGCACCAAGCACGGGTAAATTCGATTAGCGAGCTGTAGCGCTCTTTTGACAGGCTCCGGGTCTGTATGCCCAACTGAACGATTCCATCGCCTCCTAGCGCTGGAATAACACGACCACGGGGCATATCTGCGTCCTCTTTTGACCACGCATCGACAATCAGGCGCTTCCATGATTCCACGTCCCAACTTGACCCTAGATAGCTAGCCTGCTTTGCGATGTCGTTCAGCATGGCATGGAACAGTTCTTCCTGATCGCGCGTCTTGATTGCTGGCCCAATGCTTACCCGTGAACCAATCGGCGCCATCATCACGCTGTGCGCAATGGCTCTGCGGGCTTCTTCGCTGGCGATGGTCATTCGTTGCATTATCGTCCCCTCAGCTTGCTAACCGTCGTCTCTAGATAGTCGTTTTGCACTTCCAATTGCCGCTTGTCGGTCAAGCACCACTCCAGCTCGTTGTGTGAGTCGAACAGCTCCTTCTCGATGCGCCGATAGCGGATGTCCAGCCACACGCATAAGGCACACAAACCAACGACCAGCCACAGCAGCACAATCAGCGTTATCGTCATTCCCCGTCCTCGTCTCCGTGGTGGCGCATGTAGTGCTCACACACCTGATTAGCTTCCATCAGAT